TGGCTTCTTTCTTTCCTTCTCGGATCATCTCATCCCAGCGCTGCCACTCCATCAACATCAACTCCAACGCCCTGGAGCGGTTGTTCGCTGCATGCAGACGTGCGTATTTGTCTATCATCGCCCACGTTCCAATGGGTATGCGTGCACATATATTGGTGAACGCTCCCTGATTGGCCATGACAGCCCGGTTGCTTCTCCCTTTGCCCATATGAACGGCGACTGGATATCCCTATAAGAATACTACTACACTAGATGCACAAGGGTCCAGATTAAGTAACCCATGGCTTCCTTACGCTGCACGTTGCGGCTTGCGTGTAGTCTCAGTTAGCGGGTGCTGGGCGTTGGCACAACGTGTTCGGATAAGAGGATAGGGCGCAGAATGGACCCAAGGGCCCATTTCCGCCAGAATCTATAGATTATATACCGAGGACCAGTACGCGTACTCGATGGCAACCAGTAAGACCGGCTCGTTCTGGCTGACTGAGAATGTAGAGATTGCAGCTACGGAGAACATAGCGACCGGAACAATTGACCTAGGCGCTTATGTCGATGTTGGAGATCAACAAGCACTAGCAGTAGAAGAAGTGGATTTCATATGGCAAGATCATGATACATCAACTGATGATTACTCAAGCACGCTAGATGATACCTGCGCCAGTGATTCTGCTTTCGATGTCCAACTATCAGACCTGAACCCCGGTGGGGTGATTGTTCGAGCAGACGATAACAACCTGGTTGCATCAGCTTCTCTTATGTTGGCTAATGGTGAGAACATCCTTTCTGTCGGTCCTGACTTTTACCCAGATTCGTTTGGCAAATTGGATGAGGCCAGAATGGTGGTCAACGACCAACTGTACGTTGTGGCTGCTTCCAGTGCTGCCATCGTCGCTGCTCATGGATTGTCGGTGACCTGTAGAATCAAGGCCAGAATAGTCCGCCTAACGTCGAAAGATTGGATGGCGATTGCGATCCAGAGCACGGCTAGTGACAATTGAGGTGGGCTGATGCCCAACTACTGTCCAAACTGTGGAGAATCCCTAGGCTCTGAGGGGACCACGAAGGGCGAAGAGCGCAAGACAGCCAGGAGAGCATACGAAAAACCCAAGGCGAAGCGTAAGGCGAGCGCGTACAACAAGCGTTACGCCAGGGAATACAAGCTTCTGAAGAAGAAGCATCCACGTACATCCTTCGCCGCCCTGGCGAAGAAAGCACATAAGGCAGCCAGGAGGAAGTAGAATGGCGAAAGAGAAAGAACCCAAGGCGCATCAGTTGTACAAGCAATTATCCGATACTACCGTCACCTATCTGACTGAAGGAAGTACAGTAACTGGGACGGGGTGGGAAATTATTGGTGAAAGTTCGGAAGCATTAACGGTAGTTAATCGAACCTATATTGATTTGGCTGGATGGTCTCAACAAGAACTCACAACCTTCACTCAAGGGGTAGACATTCAGAAAATGAATACACCGTTGAGAGGCGTTACCACTCAGGGAATGACTAATGTCTACGAATTCGACATCTTGACAACTCGTAGCCTAACGGATACCGAATGCAACATAGCAGACGGAACCCACTTCGCACCCGGATATTTACCCTCTACAGTAGATCTTATGCAAGTTATCTATGGGGAAAGAATGGAATATGGAGTTAATCAACAGATTGGATTCACATACGTTCAAACTAGTGGGGAGACCTTCGGATCCGGTAATCCTACAGCCATGGATAAACTTCATTGGACTAGGATATTTGTATTCTTTAACAATCAAACTTTAGACTACGTTACTATAATGCCCTCCAACCTCATTGTCCAGGCACTGACAGTCGAAGAGAAAGACCTCGTCTGGATGGAGCGCCTTCGCAGGTCGTACGTCCTGGAAGGGGCTGTGGACTGATGTCCTTAGTTAGTCGTGGTATCGGGTACGGTATCTGGTGGGCTTCCGATCCCCGTCGGGTCGTAGGTACCATCGGCGTTATTTGGTTGAACACGCTGAAGGGTCCGGTTGGCAATTGGTCTAGGGCTATGACCTGGGAAGCGATAAAGTGGGGAGGAAGATCGGCAATAGGAGGTTTGGCATTCACAGCGCGTACTACCTGGACACGGTTGTTAGTCCCGGCTGCTGTTTGGACTGCGCCGCAGTTGGTGCTGGGGTAGTGGTTACTGCAACTGTAATTGCGGGTGTCCATACGGGGCTACTTCAAAAGACTGGGATGCTAGGGCCCAGTGCGGTCACCACCTCCGACCCAAGTTGGTTCGGTGGGCTTGAAATGAATCCGTCCATGTTCACCATGGGCACGGTAGTCTAGGACTTTCGTGTGTATTCGTTCAGGGATTGTTGTTCCCTGGGTACGCGTACTGAATTCCCGCACTCAGGGCAATACCAGGTGCGCCGCTCCAGGCTGAATACCATCTTCGATGAGCATCGATGCCAATGAATTCGATCCTGGTCCCAGACGAATTCTTGACAGATCGTCATTCAATCACCGCACCTGGCACAGCGGCAAGGCCAATGCTTGAGGTGAGGTGAACGGCGGCCTCCAGGACGGCGTCCTTCCCATCCTTTGGTCATTCAATCACCCCTGGCTTCTTTCTTTCCTTCTCGGATCATCTCATCCCAGCGCTGCCACTCCATCAACATCAACTCCAACGCCCTGGAGCGGTTGTTCGCTGCATGCAGACGTGCGTATTTGTCTATCATCGCCCACGTTCCAATGGGTATGCGTG